CATCAGCGTTATGCATATCACCATTATTCAAAGTAAGTACTTGAATAACTTTACTGTTAGATCCTAGTTTTGCAAAATGTGCCATAATTATTCTCCTTATATATTATTTTTAATTATTATTCAACTATTGAAATTTATACCTTATTATTACTATACCTGAACCGCCGCCTGCACCTGATCCAGTACCTGTTTCAGCAGTACCTGCTCCACCACCGCCACCGCCAGTATTTGTTGTTCCAGCTATTCCAGAAACTGCAGTGTGTCTACCTCCAGCTCCACCACCACCTGAACCACCTGATCCACTAGTTCCACCTGGTGCTTCAATTCCACCACCACCGCCACCTGCATAATAAGTTGCACTTGCATTAATAGAAGTTTGAGCACCTACACCACCATTTCCTGCACAACCACTAGCACCATTAGCTCCTACTGCAGTTGCTCCACCTCCACCACCTGCAGAATCAATTGCAGGAGGAGAATTACCAGGTATACTTGCTCCACCATTATTTCCTTGAGGAGGACTAACAGGAGGTGTGTTTCCACTTCCACCAGCCTGTCCCTCTCTTCCACCATCTCCACCACCAGATCCTCCAGCTAAAGGAGCACCATTTTTTTCAAAAGATGCACCACCACCACCACCAGCTGCTGTAATTGTTGAAAAAATTGAATTTGAACCAGGAGTTCCAGGTGCACAAGGGTTTGTGCCTGGATTACCCCCACCACCTACGGTAATTGGAAAAGCTGTTGCTGTTACTGTAATAGCACCTGCTCCTTCTAAAGGACTTGCTGTATATGGAGTAAGAGGAGCTTTTTCTTCTCTAAATCCACCTGCTCCACCACCGCCTCCAGCACATTTACCACCACCACCACCGCCGCCTGCTACTACCATATATGAAACTTGATTTCTTGTAGCTGCACAAGATGCTGCTACTTTACAAACTGTAAAAGTTCCTGGTCCTGTAAATGTATGAATCTTGCAATCTCCAGAAGTTGTTATTGTTCCTCCTGTTGCTACCATAAATGGATCAGCACCTGTAACTGAATTAGATGTTTCTTGAACATTAATCCAACCTTCTGTTCCATCAACATATACAAAAGTTGCTGATTGACCTTCAGTTGATAAAATTGCATCTTGTGCAATACCGCCAATTTTTTCTGATCCATTAGGACTTATTGTTAAATTATTTGTTTGAAAAGTTCTTGTGTAATCAGATACGGCAACAATTGCTCCAGCACTTCCTGCTGGTAAGTTTACTGTAAATGCACCTCCCGATGTATTACAAAAATAACCCTCACCACTTGCTGCAGTAAATGTAGCAGTTTTAATAGATCCTGTTTGCCAGTTTACTGAACCTTCTCTACCGAAACCTGTCTGTGATGCACCTGATGCCAATGAAACTGTGTCTCCTGATGCACCAAGTGTAATTGTAGTTCCTGATTGAGAAATTATACTTCCACCATCAGTTGCTTTTAATGCATTTGATTTTAAATCTCCATTAACTGTTACTGGAACACCTGCTGTTACTGATACTGAATCACCAGAATCTCCAACAGTTACTGTTCCACAATTTGTTCTTGGACTAATTTTATTTACTTTTACTTCACTCATAATTTTTACCTATTGATATTTATACCTTATTACCACAAGTCCGCTACCACCACTACCACCAGCACCGCCACCTGAAGAAGGTCCCCAGCCTACACCTCCACCACCGCTTCCAGTATTAACTGTTGCATTTCCACCTGTAGCACCATTTCCGCCAGCTCCATTTCCACCACCACCAGAACCACCGGATCCAGTAGGAGCAGATTCACCGCCACCGCCACCACCAGCACCACGTACTACCGGAGTGCCTGTAATTGAAGTTGCAAGACCAGCTGCTCCATTTCCAGCTGCTGGTTGAGTTCCTGTACCTCCTGGTCCATCTATTCCTCCTCCACCACCACCAGTATTAGGATTAGCTCCAGGATTAGTAAGTTGAGAACTTGGTCCACCAGGATTTCCTTGAGAAGGACTAACTGGAGGAGTATTTCCATCACCTTTAAGTCCAGGAGCATTTCTTCCACCTCCACCACCAGAGCCCCCATCTCCACCTTTAGGACCGCTTGAAACACCAAGACCACCACCCGCAGATGTAAAACTTGAAAAAATTGAATTAGAACCATTGGCACCATTACCTGGAGCACCTGCTCCTCCTCCTCCAACTGTAATTGGATAAGCTTGCGCTGTAAGAGTGTGTCCTGTGGTTGTTACAGGAGAGGCAGTATAAGGCGTGACTGGATTAGTTCTTCCTTCTCTATATCCTCCAGCTCCACCACCGCCTGAAGTTTGACCTCCACCACCAGCGCCTCCTCCTGCAAGTACAAAATAAGCTGCGGTATTGTTTGAAGCAGTTGTTGAAGCTGCTGTTACTGTAAAAGTTCCAGGACCTGTGAATGTATGAATTTTACAATTTCCTGATGTTGTTTCTGTTCCACCTGTTGCAACAACAAAAGGAACTACTCCTACAACATTACTTGTTGAATCTTGAATATTTTTCCAGCCTTCAATGTCATCAACATAAACAAAAGTTACGGATTGACCTTCAGTGCTTAAAGTTGCATTAGCATTATTTCCACCAATTTTTTGAGAACCATTTGGTGTGACTGTTAAATTATGTGTTTGAAAACTGTTTGTGTAATCTACGACCGATACAATATTACCTGCAGTTCCTGCTGGTAAGTTCATTGTAAACGCTCCACCTGAAGTGTTTGCAAAATAACCTTCGCCGTTAGCTGCTGTAAAAGTGGCTGTTTTAATTGATGATGTTTGCCAATCAACAGTTCCTGTTCTACCAAATCCTGTCTGACTTGCACCTGATGCTAAAGAAATAGTATCGCCACTTGCACCTAATGTAATAGTTGTGCCTGATTGACTAACTAAATTTCCACCGTCACTTGCTTGAAGTACATTTGATTTTACAATGTTTCCTGCAACTGCAACTGTATCACCAGCTGCACCAACTGTAATTACATCACCACTTTCATTGATAATGTTATTATCGTTTTGGTCTGAAATATTATCTACTTTTATTTTACTTGTCATAATTATTTAAATTTATACCTTATTATTACTATACCAGAACCACCTGCTGAACCTCCATTTGGAGATCCTGCTGCGTCACCTCCAGTCCCTGTATTATCACCACCTGCTACGTGTGGATTAGCACTATCCGTAGCTCCTCTTCCTCCTTGAGAATATTGAACGGGAGATCCATTAATTTCTGTTACTGCTCCTGCTGCTCTGGGAGTAAAAGGTGGAGAATTTGCACCAGCTCCTCCTGCTGCTGTTGCACCACCACCTCCTCCGCCAGATTGGGAAGTTGATGGACTAGAAGTTGCTCCACCCGGATTTCCTTGAGATGGACTTGTAGGAGGAGTGTTTCCTGAACCAGCAGAGTGCGATTCATTATATCCAGATGCACCGCCACCAGAACCACCTGGTACACCATCTCTCCCTGGATATCCACCTCCACCTCCACCACCTGCAGATGTTATTGTTGAAAATATTGATTGTGAACCATTACCTCCATCTCTAGCAGGAGTAGGAGATGCTGAGGCAGGGCTTCCTACACCTCCCGCACCAACTGTAATTGGGAAACTTGCTGCTGTAACTGTTATAGGACCTGCTCCATCTAAAGGACTGGCTGTATAAGGTGTTATCGGAGATTTATCTTCTCTAAATCCACCTGCTCCACCACCACCACCAACATCTCTTCCTCCTCCACCAGCACCAGCTACCACCATATATGAAACTTCATTGTTTGCTGCAGAACAAGCAATTTTACTAACTGCAAATGTTCCAGGACCTGTAAATGTATGAATTCTATCATTACCAGAAATAGTAATTGTTCCTCCAGTTGCAACTATAAAAGGACTACCTGTAACATTAGAAGTTGAATCTTGAACATTTTTCCATCCTTCAGTTCCATCAACATAAACAAAAGTTGCTGATTGACCTTCGCTGGTTAAAAATGCATCTTCAGCTATACCACCTATTTTTTCTGAACCATTAGCTGATATTGTTAAAGAATTTGTTTCAAAAGTATTTGTGTAATCTACAAATGAAACTATGGCTCCTGCTGATCCAGCTGGTAAATTTACTGTAAATGCTCCACCAGATGTATTACAAAAATATCCTTCACCACTCGCAGCAGTAAAAGTTGATGTTTTTATTGAACCTGTTTGCCAATCTACAGTTCCTGTTCTACCAAAACCTGATTGAGAAGCTCCGCTGGCTAATGAAACAGTATCTCCACTTGCACCAACTGTAATTGTAGTTCCAGATTGACTGATAATATTACCAGCATCCGAGGCTTGTACAGCATTTGTTTTTACAACATTACCTGGAACAGCTACAGATTTACAAGCTGACCCTACAGTAATTGTACTGCCTGATTGTGCATCTATTTCATTTACTTCTATTTTACTCATTAAACTACTACTACTGTCCCTGTTATTGTTTGTGTTCCAGTTATTGTAACTGGTCCTGCTAATACTCCTGAAGCAACCGTTTGAGTTTCGTCAAGTGTTGTTGCATGTGTTACAACATAACCTGTGGCTGTCATAGATGGTGACATTGATCTCGATGCTGGTAGTGTACAGAAAACATTTTTAGTACCTGCAGAAAAGTCTACTGCACTATCAGAATTTGATGATGAGATAATTGTTGTTCTTGATAAAGTATCAGGTGAAGCATCGGTAACTGTACCAATACCTACCTCAAACTCACCTGCAGAATTATTTTCTATTGCATAGTAAGTTGTATTTGTCGTTCCAATTCCTGCAACAAAAGTTTCGTAACCTTGCTCAGCTCCTGCAAGATTCAAAGTTCCTGTTCCAGTAGTTGTACTTGTTTCTTTAACTCTATCGTTAACTATTAAAGCCATTACTACTCCAAATTTTTATTACGCGTCGCCAAG